TTATCAAGAACCTCAATGTGAGACAAAAACTGTGATGGAGTATTCCACCACATCATCTGGGTGTCTTCCCAGTTATCAAAAATTACAAAATCACCATGAGCATCAACCAACTTATATCGGTGGCGAATGTATGGTTCTTTGGATGTCTCAGTAAAATACCGAGAGTCCTTCTTATCAATTAGTTTCATACCCATTCTGGTTTACGTTGGGGCATACGAAGATAGTTGTCCTTCACCCAAGGTTTGGATGCGATGTACATCTTGTATGCGTCAAAGGTGGAAATACTAGTATCAAACTTGTATTCCTCAGTCATTGCCCGTGCGAAAGGAGTTACTTCATCCAACTTACCCTTAGGGAAAAGATAGTATGCATGAGTCAATGTCCCCTCACAGGAGTGGATCTTATTATAGCGCAAACTGTACTCTTGGCACAAGTTCAATCCCCATTTGATAAGCCAATAGGCATTGTCCACCGTTTCCGCCGCCCATTTGGTACATGGGTGGTTACGGAAGGCACCCTTCTCTGTCTTGTAGGCAGTGCCGTCTTGCTTGGGAAGAACCCCATAATCATGATACCAGGGAGAAGCAATAATGCTAAGCATCTGGCAGCACTCAAGCGGCATCTTGACAATATGTTTGTCAGGAAGACAGATGGCACTTTCAGCAGGGAATGGATTTGTGACAAAGATGTTCATCAAAAGAACTGCATTAAGTAACCTACACCCCATGATAGCGTCTCTGGGGGGAAAGCGTCAACATTTTCTTTGAGAATTCTTGCAGCGGCAGTGATACGCTCAACTCCACATGCTTGGGCAGTAGCGGCAGAGACTTTCATAAACTCCTCAAAGTCTTCATCATTACCCATTTTGACACCACTCACATAAAGGTCTCGTGCTTGACGCATAAGTTCTTCAGTTTCTGGCGCAAAAGTAATAGTCTCTTCTTTGAGAGGAATTTCCATCCGTTTGATGCATCCCATAGAAAACTTCATTGCCCTTCTGGTTTCATAAACCGACAATGCATAAATTTGCTTGTCCCTGAAAGCATGTTGGATGACACCATTAGTGCATTCCATCACACGAAGAATAGCAATCTTATCTAATTCTTCTGGTGACAATTCACCGTAAACTTTTCTCCAATCAGTCATTCCAAAGGTCTCACGAATTCATTAGAAACAATATCACGAGCGTCAAGTGCCTCATACATATAAGTAGCACCAGACCTAGGGTTTGTGTGGTCTCCACAAGTAAACACATCACAGACTGCCATACCATTCTCTGGCCAAGTGTGAATACTGATATGAGACTCAGCAAGCAGAGCAACAGCAGTGACTCCTTGGGGATCAAACTTATGAGACTGAACACCAAGGAGAGTGCTCTCTGCAAGGGCAGCAGCATTCACAAGAACATTGCGAATGTGTGCCTCATCATCCAAAAGTCCAAACGGACAACCCTTAAGGGTAAAGAGAATGTGTCTCATCAACCAAAAGTGGAATCAGGTTCCAGAGCGATGTAGTAGGTAAGATTGTATTTGGTGTTAGTAAACTGAGAAAGAAGTTTGGAAGAGACAACAACATCATAGGCACCAGGAATGATCTTGATGTTTTCCACCTTGAAGTTAAAAGTGAACTCCTGATCGGTCTCACCCACAACGATGGCATACTCGTTAGAAGTATCATTCTTCTTGTCACGAACCACCAGTTTGATGACACCTGCTTCACCAACAGCAGACAGGTCAGGCAGTTGATAGACTGCTGCTGCTTTTACCAGTTTTTCCAGAGAGGTACTGTCCAGTTGGAAGCAGACATCTTCTGAGGGGAGATTGATTTCTTTCTCGGGAGGAGAAATAATAACGTTAGGATCAGCAAAGAAATACTTCACCCGACGCTTACCTTCACGGATACTTAAATAAGTATCTTCTTTAAAGTCAAGGTCAGGATCCTGGTGCAAACTCAGACCATTAAGGAACTGGTTGAGGTCATAGATAGCGAAGTCACGGGGGAACTCTTCTTTGATATCTGCTTCTGCCAAGATGTTCTTGGCAACAGAAATGGTGCGGAGTTTGGTACCTTCCTTCACAAGAATAGAGTTGTTAATACCCGCAAAGTTTTTCAGAATAGTCAGGGTATTGTCAGAGAGTTTCATAGTCTTTTCTTGGAGTTTCATTGGTTGTAGGTTTCACGGACGGCGTTCTTGTCGTTATAGTTCATCAGAAGAACTGCATAGTGCAGAATCTTCATGATATCACGACGGGCAGTACCCTTCTTATCATAACGGGAAGCATACTTGAGAATATTACTGCGACAGAATGCTTCACCATCACCACATGCTTCGATCAAATCCAGTGTTTGGATCTTTTGATCTCCAGCAGAATAGTGTTGGTTATAGGTTCCACGGATGTATTCAAGAAGTTCTTTGACGATCTCTTCTTCATTATACTTCCAAGGAGTTGCAGGGGAACTTGGAATCATATCAGTAGTCATTGTAAAAGTGTTTTCATCCATGTTTAGTTCATCATAAATGAAGGACCAAATGTTAGTCATGAGTCATTATATCAGAAAGGTGCTTCGGGTGCAACTTCTTCGGTAGGAAGTTGGAAGTCAGCATCCACTTTATCATAAAGTTCAAGGAATGCTTGCTTAGTTTCATCATCAAAACGGTTGACGCAAACTTGAATTGCTTTTGCTTTGTCACCGAAGATGCTGTAAGCACGGATAATGTGAACCAGGCGACGGGTGCTGATGATTTCCTCAATACCACCGTCATAGAAGGTCTTGCGGATGATGTCCGCCCAATCAGTCAGACGCTTGCAGAAGTCGGAATCACTAACACCCAGAGAAGCAGAGATACCTTCAAGAATCTTTTGCTCGGTCTTAGCAGTGGGATACTCCTGCTCGAAGGTTACAGGGAATCGCTCAAGGAATGCTTCATTCAGTACATTGGTACCGATGAAGCGACCGTCATCAGAACCTTTACCCTTGGTGTTAGCAGTAGCAATGACGTTGAATCCAACAGCAGGTTTAACGAACTTACCAATCTTCTTCAGGAACACACCCTTACCTTCAAGGATGGATTGGAGGCAGAGGATTTTATTGCTAGCAAGGTCAATTTCATCGAGTAGCAGGATTGCTCCCCGCTGGAGTGCTTCCACGACAGGTCCGTTATGCCAAACAGTTGCCCCATCGACAAGACGGAAACCACCAATAAGATCGTCTTCATCAGTTTCAATAGTAATATTTACACGAATCAATTCACGCTTCAGTTGAGCACAAGCTTGCTCCACACCAAACGTTTTGCCGTTGCCAGAAAGTCCAGTGATGAAAGTAGGATAGAAAAGACGGGACTCAATAATTTTCCGAATATCACCAAAGTTACCAAACTTGACGAAGGTATCATCTTTCTCAGGAATAAGGTTTTGCTCAACAGCGGGAATAGCGGCAGGTGCTTTTACAGTCTGCTCAAGTTGCTCTCGTGCCTCTTGAATAGTCAGATTCCACTTACCACGACCAGTCTTGAACTGATCGATTTTCTTGGTAACGGTCTGGTAGTTAGAACCATTCATAGCACACCAAGCACGAACGTCGGCGGCAGTCACAGACTCTCCATACACTGCTTGAAGAGAGGTGCGGATGTAGTCAGCGGAGATGGTCATGATGTCGTTTGTGTTTTTCAACTGAAGTTATTATACAAGAAAAAAGGGGGTCGTATGACCCCCTGTGTGACAGTTCAAGAATCGGACAGGTGGTCTTTCAATTCTTCAACCAATTTAGTTCTGCTATGTCTCCTATCCAATTCAATACCATGCTTTCTACCATAAGATTCAAGTTCTTTCTTACTCATAGTGTCCAAATCAACAACTACTTCATCTTCAGTAGCTACTTCCTCAACAACAGGTTCTGGTGCTGGTGTTGGTTCGGGAGCTGGTGCAGGAGCTGGTGTTGCTTTCTTACCTCCCAGCAATTCTCCAAATCTAGACATTTTTTGATACCTATACTATAAAAATATTTATCAGGCAACAAGTTCCACAAACTCCCCAAGAATCTTTTTATTCATCTTCTTGGACTTTAGACTCTTGGCAAAAGCAGATTTGATTTGTGTTTTGGTCGCATCTTCCTTTACCTCAAACTCAGCATCCTGAGCAAGAGCATTTGCAGAAATACCAAAGTAAGTAGTGTAACCAGAAGACTTGATGCTGAATGCACGCTCCTTCTTCCAAGTGCTCATGGTCTTTTCATTCTCTGGACCAAAGTATCCACAATAACGACGAATAAAACTACCAGCGTCACGAGACTCAAGTACACGAATACCAATAAAGTTGATATTCTTAAAATTATCACGGAGATTGCGAAGCAGAACATCGGTAAATTCATACCACTCACAATCCAAAGAATAGGTCATACCAGTCTTACGATCGCGGAGAAAAGAATTAGGATAGATGTTAGAAGTTCCCATAAAAGGTTCCTTCTCAAAGTGACGCTGAATTTCACGGTGATACTTACACATTGCTGCCTCACCATCAGTTAGAACCACACACTGAACTTTCTGAAGTTTGTTTTCCTTCTGAAACTTGGGAAGGATTTGATGGAGAGCAATCAGAGTTTCATTGAGAGGAGTTCCCGAAAGACTCAAACCGTAAGGAATTTGATAACGAACATGAGAATTCCAGCGGAAAGCATTAGCAAGACGGAACAAATTCTTCATCTGTTCTTCCAAGGTCTTAGCGTTGGTTTTACTAGTAAGCATATTCATCAAAGAGAACCACTCACCAACCTGAACCAAACCGTCCTTCTTGGTATAAGCGAGTTCGCGCAAGATTGATTTTCCATCCTCACTATAAGAAACCAAAGGATAGTCGCTAGTGAAGGCATAAACCTCAAACGGAATAGCAACTTTCTTGCAGAACCACACAAGGTTAAAGAGTTGCTTGACAGTATCCAGCATCACATCACCCATAGAACCAGACCAGTCAAGGATAAACACCAGACCGTGATTCTTACCATCGGCAAGAGTGGTGACCTTCTTAAAGAGGTCTTCATTGTACTTATAGGTGTGGAGTTTGGTGCAGTCCAGCACCCCAGTGCGGGCAGTGGTGGCACGGGCATAGGAGTCTGCTGCTTTCTTGCACTCAAACTCTTTCACAAGATAGTTGACTTCCTTCTGTGCAGAACGTTTGAACTCCACAAACTTCTTGTCAACTTCACCAAAGATATCTTCATAGGAATACTCTTTTTCTTCCATCCAAGAACCCCAATATTCTTTACACTTATCATGGATTTCAGAGTTAGGAACAATAATTTTATTCAGGTCAAGTTTAGGCAATTCAAGATAGACATTCTCAGGACCACCATTCTCAACTAGTTGTTTGAGTGCTTCCTCAAGAGACTCCATAGTCTTGACTTCGGGTTCCTCATCAACGTCACCACCTTGATAACTGGGAGTGTCCAAGTCAGCATCATCCCGCATCGGAGAACCACCAGAAGATTCTTCAGACTCTCCATCATTCTCACCCTCTTCTTGATTAGAAAACTCAGAAGCAGGTTGGTTACCACCACTCTGTTGGGATTCCAAAGAATCCATAGGAGTCTGCATCTCTTCTTCCTGCTTTTTCTTACAGAACTTGTAAAGAAACTCTGCTGCAGTAAGAACATCAGAGAAAGTCTCACACTCACCAATCATACGAACGATAGGCATCTCATCAAATTCCGCAAAAGGAATATCAACAAAATTACCAATCTTATAATACAGATTTACCTTATCGGCAAGATTATATTCTTTTACATCATCATCACCGATTTGGAAGAAATCCTGTTCAGCAAGTTCTTCATAACCACGATAGAAGGTCTTGGAAAGACCAGCATACCGACGCTTCATCAGTTTCTCAATGCGAACATCCTCAACGACATTCACAAACTGGGGAGGAATCTTGTGTTCCTTTAACCAGTCCTCATCAGGTGTATAGAGAGCATGACCGACTTCGTGACCCACCAGAAGGTCATAGACGGTGCTACTTGCCTTCTCCCACATCGGCAGAGTCAGCACACGAGTATGAACATTAAAGCAGGCAGTCTCCACCTTCTTGTGCTCCACTACAAGATCCTCAGTGGCAAGGAGTTTAGCAAGTTGGGACTTGATTTCGTGCTTAACGGTCATTGCTTTGTTGCGTATGAACCTATTATACAAAAGAACCTCCCTTTTTAGGGGAGGTCATATGACGCTTCTTAAAGTGGCTCAGTCGTGCTTTTGCTTGTCGGAGTGCTTGCGGTTTCAGTTTCCGCTTCTGCTCCTTCTTGGAATGGTGGTATCGGTTGGGGACTTGCATTGTTCTTAGGTCTATGAAGACACTTTACGAGAAAAACCTTTGATTTTGTCGAACTTTATGACACTTTCGAATTTGTCATGCAGGTCTGACTTATGAGAGATGACGAAGATATTAGCGTCTTTAATGACGTAACGGATAATCTTTAGGAACTCATCGGTGCCGAATCCATCAAGGGAGGAATCAAATACCTCATCCATAATCAGCAGGTTTGTATTAGCAGAGTTTTTGACTCTCGCTACTTCTCTCCAAGTGAAAAGTAGGGATAGGTCGATTCTCATTTTTTCACCCTCGCTAAAAGAAGAATATGAAAAATCTTCGTGAATGGGTGACTTTACTGATTCGTTAAACTCTTCATCAAGTTGGAAGTTAATATAAAACTCCATCATCTGAAGGTAACGATTCACCTGCTGATTTATGAACGGAAGATACTTCTTAATGATCTTCGTCTTTACACCATCGTCCTTGAGTAAGGAATAGGCAAAATCGTGATAAACGATTTCTTGTTTTTTGTCTGAAAGGTCTTCTATTGTCTTTTGGAGATTTTCTCTAAACTCCTCTAGCTTCTCATGTTCAGAATTTCTGTTTGCAAGGTTCTCGGTAATAGTTTGAATTTCATGCTCAAGATCTCTGATTTGTCTCTGGTTGAGGCTAATCCGAGTATTGTTTTGAGAAATGCCATGCGTTAAACTTGTAATCTCCTGGGAAAGGTCGGTGAATTGACGCTCTCTTTCCTGTTCGAACTTGATAGTGTTTTCGAGTTCTTCGTAACCTTCCTTTAGTTCCTTTGCCTTATTTTGAGCGTCGCTAATTCTATTTAACCGAAACTCTTCTTCAATACTTTGAGTACAGGTGGGACAAACCGTATTTTCAGTAAAAAACTTATGCTCTTTGGTAATTGTGCTTACCTTTTGAGAGATTTTACCTCTAAGATTGTTAAGCTTTACCAACTTCTTACCAGCATCAGTAAGTTCTTGTTGTTGACCAGTAAGTTTTTCTACCTTCTCATTGGTCTTATCATTCTCTTCCATATAAACACCAACTTCCGTATAAAGATTGGTAATCTTTTCCTTGTTGGTATTAATATTGGCATTACCACGATTCTCAAGTTCTTCGATGAAGTCTTTCTGCATCTTCATCTTGTCCTTGAGAGTTTCTTTCTTCAAGTCAAGAGACTTCACCTGAGACTTTTTTTCTTTGATGTTATCTTTGAGGATGTTGTTCATCGCAGAGAAAATACGAATATCCAACAGGTCTTCAATAACCTCACGACGATTAGAAGAAGTCAACTGCATAAAAGGCACAAAAGTGCTACTACCCAGAATGACAATCTGAGTAAAAGACTTATAATTCAATTTGAGAATGCTTTCTTCTAGAATACGCTGCATCGCACGATCATCTGCTTCACGATGCAAAGGTGTCCCATTTATAATAATATCAAATACTGATGGTTTGATACCACGACGCACAAGGTAGTGTCGTGTGTTAATGCTAAACTCAATCTCAACCACACAATCACGTTCGTTGGTCGTATTTACCAGTTGCGGTTTATTAATTTTGCGATATGGTTTATTGAAAAGTGCAAATGTAAGTGCATCTAATATCGTTGATTTACCTGCACCATTTGTACCAACGACAAGATTAGTCCTGTGTTGATTTAATTCAACTTCCGTAAATTGATTTCCAGTGCTTAGAAAATTACGCCAACGGATTTTCTGAAATGTTATCATTCAAGTTTGGGGGAATAACGATGTCGTTTTGACTGACCACAGCATACTTATAATTATACATCTTACAAGTCCTTATTGCAAGTGGTCCATCAATTTCTATAACATCCATTTCAGAATCTTCGTCACTTTCTTCTATTAGCATTGCATAGCGTGTTGCATCATCTTCTTCCTCAAATAAGACTAAAACTTTTTCTCCATGCTTATTACGTAAAGCAAAAGCACCATCTTCTTTTTTGTCTTTAAGAGTAAGAAGAAACACTATTCAACCTCACACGCTTGTGAATATATTTTTTGCAGAATGCCTTTGACGATAGACTTATCACATTCCATTTCTGCTTCATCAATATATCTATTCAAGATGCAAATTGTATTTTCACTCTCTTCCACTTCAAAATCTTCTCCTGCTTGTATCTCAAAGTTTTCAACAATCTTGAGTTCTTGAATACCAGCAGAGTAGAGTTTGTCAACGAACTTCTCAAAGTCTTTTGGACTGGTCTTCTTCTTGACGATGACTTTTACAATCTTCCCTTGATATTCACGAGCATCAAAGAGTTTGTAGTTGTTATCTTCATAGTAGATGTTGTAGAAGATACGATACGGATTATTGATTGGAGTGTGCTCTAGGGTTTCGGTATCAAAGATATGAAAACCTCGAGGGTCGTTCACATCATTCCAAAACATCTCATAAGGATTACCTAGGTAGAAGATTTTTCCGTCATCCGATCGAGTGTGATAGTGTCCCGAGAAGACCTTTTCGAACTTCTCAAATAGTTCGCAGTCCATACCGTCTTCCATGACGTGCCCGCGATGAGCTCTGAATCCGTTGAGCTCAAGGTGCCCCATCGAACATACGCTACGTGAAGCTTTAATAGATGAGACAGTATTCTCAAAATTTTCATTATTGATCCAAGGAATAAAAAGTGTATTTAAGTTACCTAATTTGACCTCTGTTACTTCTGGATAGACAATAACATTGTCATATTGTTTGAGAAGAAGACCAACAGAGTTGATTTGATTGGTATTTTTATAATAAGCGGTATGATTACCAACGATAGTATGGACGGTAATACCCATACTTTTCAGACGATCATAATAATTCTCTTTCGACCACTCCAACGCCCACAAATCAATAGACCTTCGGTTGTCGAAGGTATCTCCCATATCTACAACAACTTTAATGTTGTGCTCCTCAAGATATGGGAAGAAGATGTCGTCGTAAAATCTTTTAAAGTGGTCGTGAAGGAATTTTGATGACTTACGGGCACCGAAGTGCTGGTCACTTATAATTGCTACCTTCATCGGTTTTTGTATGTGATTGCGTCTTTAATCGAATTATAGTCCGAACTGCTACCAGAAAGCAAGCTGTCATCAACCATCATGACTTCATCAAAACCAGTACGCTCAATAATTTTGGTCTTGATTTCCAGTTGCTTCTTCTCCTTCTGTATGCGTCTCAGGAAGGCGTAGTGGATAATCTGAGTAAAGTAAGCAAAAGGGTTCTTAGACTTCTCTGGGTCGAAATTATGGATGTATTGGACGCAGTTTTCAATACCATCGGAAATCATATCATCCCTAAACATGTAATTAACAAAGTTAGGTTTGTATGACAGGTGAGTTGCAATCTTTAGGAAACAATCACCAAGGTAATTTGGAATAGGTGGTTTACCTTCCCATCTTTTTCCTCTATCTTCCTTAGTGGGTTCTCTACCGTTGATCTCAAAGAAACTTTTTTCTACTTTTGATCTGTAAACGATTAATGCTTCTAACAACTCTTTGTTGTTAACATAATGTTCTGATTTCTTTCTAGACATAACATTGGTTTTGTAGATAACTTTTCGTTATGTTTATTATACCACACTATTAGGGCTTGACAACATCTTAAATCATGTGTAGACTACCTTTGTCCGGGTTGAAGAGTCAGGTATAGCTTAGCTTTCTTTATTATCTTTAAGTCTATAAAGATTCTCTAGCATTTTCCTAGCATCTTCTACTGATGATAGATAACCCATTTTATTGGTTATTGTTGTTTGATTACTTGGAATAGAAGAGTTAGACATTTCTTCATCCTCAGCAGACTCTTGAAGATATCTATTGTAAAACATAATCATCTCTTCATCTTTGACCTCAGTCATAGTAATTATCTTATCAGGTTTTACAATAAAGAAATCATCAGATGGTATTTCCATCCATGGACTTATTCTTAAAGATGTTCCATGAGGTGTTCTAGCCATTTTCATTATGACTGGATTTTGTAGTATTAGTACAGGATTATCCTCATTTTCATCAATAGAGACACATGAGAATATTTCTTCACCTGTAACTAATTTTATAACACTATAGAATTCGTCTCCCATTAGTTTTTAAGCGGAATGTTTACAATATCATAATTAAA